TGGCTGCTAGTACTTGGCCAGATGATGTTAGACAATGTACTCATTACAGTGAATGCCGAAGACATGAGTTCCAGCGTATGTTTGAAGATAAGATGGCTAAACAGAATATTCCGTTAAATGAAGTTAACGAATGGCCAACATTTGCTAAAATGAAACATGATATAGATAAGATACGTATGCAGGCTCATTCAAACTATATCAAAGATGAAATACGTACTTATGATATGGAATTAGATATTGTAGTAGAAGCAAAGGCTAAAGAATTGGCAGTTTTAGAATATCGTAATATTTATCAATATAATAAAAAGGTTTTACTATGAAAGATAGAGAAAATGTATTAAGACAATTAGATGAGGCTGATAATATGATCATGATTATTGACCAAGCTGTAGAGCGTGGCATGAAAATTGATCCAGCAGAAGCTAGAAATCGATTTCGTACTATCCGTCAAAAATTAAAGTTTATTACAGATCGCGTAACAGCTAGTTAATATGAAACGTCGATTACTTCCAATTGTTATAGCATTATCTGCTTTAGCAGTTTCCGCCTCTGCAGCATTTTATTCAGTTTTTGGATTAAGTAAATTATTCGCAGGAGCTAGTATACAAGTAATTATAATGGCTAGTTCGTTGGAATTTGCAAAACTAGTTGTAGCATCTTTATTATATCAATATTGGAATAGTATAAATAAAGTATTACGAATGTATCTTTCTATATCCGTATTCATATTAATGGTTATAACATCAGGTGGTATATATGGTTATCTTTCTGGCGCATATCAAGAGACTGCTAATGAATCGGAATATCTAGATAGGCAAGTTGCTATTATAGATCAGAAACGTACGCGATTTGAAGAACAACGAAATGATTTGAAACAATCAATTATAACCTGGACAGATGCTTTAAGTAATCCAACTAAGATACAATATGTAGATAAAGAATCTGGCCAATTAGTAACTACAACATCATCACGGCAACGTAAATTATTAGAGTCTCAATTAACAGAAGCTAAAACTAATTTAAATGCAGTAACCGATTCTATATCAAAATTAGACGTAGAAATATTAGAACAACAAATAGGAAATGATACCGCGCGTGAGTTAGGACCTTTAAAATATTTATCAAATTTATTAGATGTGGAAATGGATAAAATTATTAACTGGTTTTTATTGTTAATTATTTTTGTATTCGATCCATTAGCAATTTCAATGGTCGTTGCGGCAAACTTTGCATTCGCCCAGATAAAACCTAAAAGTAAAAAAGAAGATTATTTTAATTCACGCAATCGTGAATTAGAACGTAGAGTAGAAGCAAGTTTACCTGCAGGAGCAGAATGGGGTAAATATTATTCTCTTAAAGATAACAATTATTTTGATCCTAATGATGTCGATGAATTGAAACATTGGCAAGAAGAATTAGAAAAAGATAAAAATTTAGAAATTACAGATGAAGATGAAAGGCGAATGGATATAATTGGACAGAATGGAAATGATGGCCTACATTATCAAAAAAAATTAAAAGAAATGCAAGATAATAAATCTTTTAAAGATCTTAAAGACCGCGTTGATGAAAGTCAGAAAAAATTAAACGATAAAAAAGATATAGAGAAAGATATATATAATGAAAAAGAAAAGAAAGATCCACCAAAGCAAGCACGTGGCGGCGGATATTGGTTTTAAATAATAAATAACAATTATGGCTAGAAAGAAAAAAGTTACGCACAATTTTAAATCTCGCACTCGAGAAGGGCAACGCGAAATGATTTGTAGAAACAGCATTGCAGATGAATCTTATTTTGCATGGGAACATTTGAAATCTCTTAATCGATGTAAACAATGGGTTAAGGTTACTGAAAATACAACGGCAGTATTATGTTCTAAATGTACTGGTAAAACTGTACCACCACCTGAAATGAGAAAAGGTTATGTATCGAAAGGAAGACCACGTGGTTGGCAATTTATGAAAGAATTTGTTGATAAAGATGGTAACGTGTTTTATAAAGGAGTAGAACAGAAAAAATTAAAAGGCACTAAACCTGCTACTAAAATTGAACCTAAACAGCCTAAACGTAAATTATCTAAAGGCGAAAAAGCTAATTTAAAGCAGTCTATTTTAGAACAAATGGCATTGGTTAGAGGTGATGTAAAGAAGGCACGATTTAAAAAGGATATTAAATCGGGTCAATCACAATTGAAAAAATTAGAACGTCAATTGAAAAAGATTAGATAATCTTTTGATCTACGAAAAAAATTCTTTATATTTAATAAATTAATAAAAGGTAATAGATGAGTATATACGATGAAAAGGTTCCACAGCCGGCTGCGCAAGAAGATAGTAAAGAAAATGGCTCATTATATGAAGCCTTGCATAATCAATTAGCAACTTTAGTTGATTATGAAGATTCAATAATATTTTTAAACGATGAAATAAATGATACTACGTTAACAGATCTGATTATTAGAATGCGAAGTTTATTACAAAATCGTAAAGATAAAGAAGCACCTGTTAATTTAATGATCAATTCTCCAGGAGGTGATGTACATGAAATGTTAGGTATTATTGATTATATTGAATCATTAAATGTTAAAGTAAATACAATTTGTAGAGGTAGAGCTTTTTCAGCAGCCGCAATTATATTAGCATGTGGTACTGGTTCTAGAATGATGAGTCGACGTTCAACAGTTATGTTTCATCAATCATCTAGTTTTCTTGGCGGTAAAATGAGCGATATATCAGCATATTTAGATAATGTCAAAAATATAGAGAAATCTATATATGATATATTAGCGGATAAGACTAATAAAGATCAATCATGGTGGAAAGATAATATGAAATCAGATTTATATTTAACTGCCGAACAATTAAAAGAATATAACGTAATTGATACAATAATATGAAATTAACAGCTGATCAAATAGCACAGAATTGGGACGAATTATTAAACGTCATCAAAACAGAATTTACAGGAAACCGTAAAGATAAGTTATTAGCAATGTATACTGATTTAGAAGATCGTATGGCCATGGCGCCAGCATCTTCTTATAGTCATTTTCATAATGCATTTGCCGGAGGATATGTTGAACATGTCTTACGTGTAATAAAATGTGCAAAAAAAGTGTATGCATTATGGACAGATATGGAAGCAGATATGTCTGGTTATACATACGAAGAACTTATTTTTACTGCATTAAATCATGATATTGGTAAAATGGGATTCCCTGGAGATGGTAATGAAGTTTATCAATGGAATGATTCTGAATGGCATAGAAAGAATCAAGGTAAGGAATATAAAATTAATCCTAATAATCCGTTTACATTAGTAAATGATTTATCTATATGGTTGTTACAACATTATGGAATAGAAATATCATGGAATGAAATGTTAGGTATTAAATTGACAGATGGATTATATGATGAAAGTAATAAACCTTATTTCATATCTAGATCTGCCGATGCAAAGCTAAAAACAAATTTAGGCTATATCATGCATCAAGCTGATTCAATGGCGGCTAGAATAGAGTATGAACGTTGGAACAATAATAAACCTATTACTACTCAAGCTCCTAAAAAGAAAATAACTAGTCCGCAAACACAAATTAATGCCAATAAAATGTTTAATGAATTATTTGGAGATTAATATAATGACAACAATTATAATATTATCAGTAATACTAACTATTTCTGTTTTAATCAATTTTAATCAAATGCGAAAACAAGAAGCATTAGAAGGATATATAGAAGAGTTAGAAAATTCTAATACAGAATATTATCAATTTTTTACAACTTTAAAATCACGTATAAATGAATCAAATTCCAAATTAAAACAAATTGATCGATTAGGTTCATTTGAAGCAGATGATGAAACTGGATTTGTCTTTACTGAGTTACGTGATATTGTTGAAGATTTGAATAAAGGATTTTAATGAAAGAAATGGGACCAGTTGATAAATTTTATGAATGGTTAGATCAGGAACAAGCTGAAATAGAAGCTAATGGTCCTAGAAAACGTAGAGGTCGTAAACCAACAAAAAATATGTATTTCACGTATATAACAGATAAAGCAATTGTTGCTTATAATCAAGAACCTAGTTATGCGAAGCGTAATAAAGTGTTTCGCGAGCATATTAATTATCCTTTTAATAAATTAGTAGAAAATATTTATCATACATTTCGATTTTCATATTTTGATGTCCCATATGAAGATGTTAAAGCAGAAGTAGTTGCATTTTTAACTGAAAAAATTGGAAAATATCAAGAAGGTAAAGGAAAAGCATTTTCTTATTTTAGTATAGTTGCAAAAAATTATCTTATTATACAAAATAATGCAAATTACGCAAAAATGAAAATGAGAACTGATACCGGTGAAATTGATGCTAATCGGAATGTCAGTGCAGAAACATCGTTAAATGATCATCAAGAATCTTTAAAAGATTTTACTGATTTATGGGTAGATTGGTATGATGATCATATAAATACTATATTTTTCAATAAACGAGATATTATAGTAGCAGATACAATATTAGAATTATTTC